TAGAATAACCCCCGATAGCTTTACTAAGCTGGCCTAAGTCGCCTGAGCTTAAAGTCTGCCCTGAGTCCGTGATAGCTTGCTGTATCTCACTAGGTATCTCGTTGAAGTCAGAAGGCTCTAATGTGTTGCCGTCTACATAGTTGTTTAAGTCTTTCATTTTATGCCTTGACCTCTGTTACTGTTAGCACTGTATTCATTGAGCCACCCAGCAATCTAGCCCCGCCTACACCGTTATTTGTTATCAATCCGGTTTGCATCCCTGCCCTAACGCTAAAAGTGATTGCCGATGTTGTCCCTGATGTCATCTTATGAGAAAAAACAATAGGATATGCCGTGTTTATTACCACATTGCCCGTTAAGCTTGAAGCAATCGCGTTCGCTGTGGCGTCTTGAAATATTGCCACTATAATCTTGTCAGTCGCTGCGCACGCAAACACACCAGAGAAATCAATTATTAGATCAGAATCATTAAATTTTGGCGTGAATACAAGGTTAAGATACTCAGAACCCTCTGTTATCTGTGGTATCGTATCATCAGCAGGAATCGCAAAGCTTGATGTTGTCATTGTTGTTTTTACTGTCGATTCTTTTTGCACAATAGAGCCTGACGGTAAATCACTAGATAAAACTTGATCTAAAAACTGATTGTTATAGGGGTTCATCAACTCCCATTTATCATTGGTTAGATTATATTTAAGCTGTAATTCATGCCCTGCACCAAAGATATCACCGACAGACAAAGCCTGATTACCGTTTTTAGTAATCGTCTTAGCCGTTAATCCATCAGGCGCAAAGGTTGGATTTGTAACCGTATTCGCACCACTAGCCCGAATTGTTACCATTGTTTCATCGTTTAATGATTGTAATGGGATAGGCATGACCGCTGTAATAGCGTCAACCGTACCGGCTCCGATAGCTGATTGATTCTGATTAGTAGCAGGTCGCCACCAATTCGCGTTAATCGTCGGACTTTTAGCTAAGTTAGTGCCTTGCGTAGAAATATATAAAAAACCATCCGAGCCATAAACCGTATCACCCTCTGCATAAGTGATATTAGTATTCCACACGCGGCCAAACTGTAATTGTTCCCAGCTGCCCGGTGAAGATACAGGATTGTTACCCGTGTTTGCATCGGTTAAAGAGCGGTAATACTCATCATCCGAACCTAGGACAATCTCAGGAATATTATAGGTGTTGTCAGTAGCCCATAATGTCATTGCACCTTCTGCAACTTCACCAACTTGAACCGGCCCCCATAAAGTAGCGCCATCGTAACCCGTAGCCGTGCCAGAATTATCCTGCTGCTCCTCATCATACAAGCCATCTAAGAAGAATTGAGGAAAACGACCATCAGCATCGGATAAGACCGGATTAGCCCTAGCCACTTTCAAAGCAGAATCAGAAAATACGGTTTTCTTTGTCGTAGTGCCAACACTAAACAGAAACTTTTTAGCGCCCACAATCGGATCGCCATTACCGTCTAGTATCTGCTCTACTGGGGTTGTGTACATTGTCATTGTTGTTTTTCCTCTGGTTGCGCTGCTGCTACGGCTGGGGCAGCAAGAGCGCCTCTACCTGCTGGTAGCTGTATTGCCTGTTTAACTGGAGTCGGTTTGGCTCTTAACACCGCCCGACCTTGTGCATCAAAACTAACGGTATCCAGAATAGCCCTAAATAATGGGTTTGTTTTCAATGCGCCTTCTATCCTTCCGATGGCCTGTGCTGATGGACCTCGACCTAATGCCGTGCCTCTCACTGGCTCTCTGAGTTTAGATACTTGAAGCATATCATTTAGAAACTTTCTTTCCTTTGCATCAAATAAAATATTTAGCTTCTTGTCGCCTATTGAGGATACAGCTTTTTGTAATTTGTCACGACTTAGCGCCTGAAATCCAGCGTCATCAACAGAGCCTATAAAGGACTTTTCTTTTATAGAGTTCATCACCTCAGCTCTCATGTCATTAAAAGCCTTTTTCCCAGCCTCATCAGTTGATATGTATTTTTTTAATTGCTGTAGGTCATCAGGCCGCCACCGCTTGCCAAAAACAACCTTATCAACCATCTGATCAGGGTCAATTTTATTTTCAAGAATATCTCTAACTAGGTTATCTTTTCTAGAATCGAATTTAGATATTTTAGCCCTCGATAGCTCTTTTTCGAAGTTAGACTTTGATTTTCTAGCCGCCTTAAAAAAATCATTACCAGCGGCTTTAAAAACATCGTCATCTAGCTTGTCTTTTACCTGCCTTAATAAACCATTTCCATAAGGATTCTTAACGTCGAATAGCTCGTTTGTTAGCTTTCTTAAATCTTCCGCTGTCTCAACACTGACACGACCAACGACTTTCATATTGTCGTCAAGTATTCCCTTCGCCTTCATGTCGCCAACAATTGCACTAATGTTACCCCCTGCGCGTCTATCTGCCGGTGCTAACTGTCTTAAAGTGTTTGTCAAACTATCGAATTTAATATTCTTATCTTCTGGTATGGCTTTCCGTGCTGCCGCGTATAAATCGCCTATCTCTTGATCTAATTTAGTGGCTTTTTCTGTTAATGAATCAACCACCGTCGATGTAGGCCGTGCAGCATCTCCGCCTGTCTCTAAAATAGCGTTATCAAATCTAGATGTTAAGTATGCTTCCTGTTTTTCCAGCGCATCCCTAACCTTGCCTGATGTTTTCGCGGCTTCCTGTTGTGCCTGAAAATCAGCCGCGTTTCTTGTTATCTGAGCTTTAGTAGGATCGACGCCTTGTGATTTTAAAAACGCCTTTCTTGCTGCCTGTTTAGGGTCAATCGCTTGTTTTGATAATTCGTCTTGAGCCTCTTTGACAATATCATCAAATGTTTGGCCTGTTTCTGATAATGCGTCTAACAACTCATCAGAAGGATTCCCTGCCGCGTCAATAACCGCGCCATCTGGAGCCTTACCTAAAACCCTCCGAACAGCCTTACCGCCAATGCGACCAATGACAGGTATAGCCAATTCCAAAGCACCCGCGACAGTGCCGCCAATACCTGCTGATAAAAACTGTTTTCCAATATCTTCACCTTTGCCCCTCGCTATTAATCCGCCCTCTAACGCTCCAAGTGCTGCTGTACCGGCCACTTGAGCAGCCCTGCCTGTTAATGCTGCTGCACCTGTTGCTGGCACTAAGAAAGGCGCAGACTCCCCAGCAATCTCTCCTATTGTTGTTGAAACTGGTCTTGTTTCCTTTAGCTCTTGAAATCTAGCTTTTTGTGACGCCGTTTCTTTGTCCGCTATTCCAACAGCTCTACCAATAGTCGTTAGGCCACGACCTGCACCAATAAACCCAGCTTCAATAGGCGTTATAGATTCTAAAAAAGCGCGTCTTTCTGGCGGCAAGCTTGCTAAAAACCGCTCTCTTTCCGCTAGTTCCTCGCGTGAAGTAGCTCCCATTGCCTCAGCTTGTTCTGGAGGAATAGACAGCCCTGCGCCAGTCCAAGGAGAAATAGGAAGTGCTGGTTGTTCTTGCTGCGCCGGTTGATCCGGTACTTGTGGTGCTGGTTGTTGTGGTACAGCTTGAGTCTGTTCAGACAATCCACTAGCTACCATTTCTTGAATCTGTGCTTGTGCCTGCTCTGGCGTAGTGCCTTCCGTTACCTCGAACTTTGCTATTCTGCCATCCGGCATCTGAAACTTTGCTATAGGCATTATTCAAATCCTAAGAATTTAATTCCGCCTGCTTGAGGCGCGGCTGGTGCTTCTGGTTTCTCTACTGCTTTTCTCTCTTTCTTTTGCGCTGCTTTTTTCATAGCTCTATTTCTTTGTATTAATTCAGCAACAGAATGATCAGCTAAATACAGCGCCGCGCCCTCAAGATTTGAAGCTAATTTTTCTTGAGCCTCTACTCTATCCTTTATCCATCTGACCGTTTCTTCTTCACTCATACCTTTAGGCATTGCTACATCCATTGCAAGATTTAACTCACCCTCAGAAAGAGCGCCAAACGTCACAGACGCAACCACATTAAGTCCTAATTTCCTTCTTAAGTTGGCAAACTTTCTTGTCGCTGCTCTCATGTTTGGTAAGAAATCACTAATATAGCCAGTCTGCGCGCCTTCTTTTTCGATTAGATCAATGCCGCGTTTTAGGTCTGATATGTTTTCTCTTATTCTACCAGCAGTCTCAAAGCTAGTAATGGCTATCTTGCCTGCGCCTTTTCCTTTTTCGCGGCCTTTTGCCCGTCTTTGCTGTACATCGACCCCAAACTCTTGAGCGTCTCTTATAGCTTGAACTCTGGCGTCACCTTCTAGCTCTGTACCATCAGGGCCAGTAACAGTGGTTTCATTGTTTTTAAGCACTGTAATGACCGTGCCATTATCAAGTATCTTGCTCGATTTAACGTCTTTAGCTTCTACTCTTTTTGCTGCCAAAGCTGATTGTTTCGCTTTTAGCCCTAACCGCTCCTTAGTCGATAAATCAGCTAACTGAATACCGAGAGCCGCTTGGTTTTGGGTTTTTTCGTCCATGCTAAGTAATTCAATGGTGTCTTTAGCGTCTCGTCCTTCTGATTGCAGCTTTTGAACACGCGCATTAATCAGCCCTGATCTTTGTGCAAATGGTGTAGTCTCTAGCTGTGAGGCAAAACGAGAGGCATCAGCTCTTTGAGAGGCGCTATCAATCCCAGTAACCTTGAACATTCTTTCAGCTTCAATGGGGTCTATCTCACGAGCCATCTGCTTTTTCTGCTCAAGTGTTAGCGGCTGCTGTGTTTCTGCTTGCGGGATAACTTGGCCGGTAGCTGGGTCTGTTTGAAAGCTCGGTTGTCCAGTTGGCTGACCTTGTTGCTGAGATAAGATACTTTTGATCTGCTCGCGCTTACCCTGTGCAATATTCTGCTGTCCAAATTGCTCCAATTGAGCTAACGGCAAAACACCTTTACCAAAACCACCCAATTGAGGGTTTAAGTTATAACCGCGTGAATCTACTAACTGAGCCATAATAATTCCTTACCCTAAAAGACTTAACAGAGCCCCACGACCCGCACCAATACCCGGCGTCATTTGACCTATGCCTGCACCTACACCCAAATTAGCAAGCTGACCCATAAACTGGCCTCTAGCCTGCTGTGCTCCTAGTATACCAGATGCTTGAGCCGCGCCTGCTTGTTGTAAGCCGCCCGCGATACCTTGAGCCGTTTTAGCGCCTAATTGAGCCACGTTAGTTGTCGCTGTTTGACCCGCTCCCGTTAATGCAGATAGTCGGTTGAATTGGTTTTGAATGTCCTGCTGTGCAAAGCCTACGCCTTGCTGCTGTAAAGCTGTACGAATATTGCCACCACCTAAACCACCTATAGCTGCCTGATTACGCAATAAAGACCGTTCAGCTCGACCTCGCAAGAACTGTTGAGCCGGTGACTCTTGAAGCCCTGCCATAGCTTGTTGTTGAGCTTCCTGACCGGATAAACCAAGCATAGCTTGTTGTTGGCTCAAAGCACCTAAACCAGCCTCTCTGAATGGTGCTAGTTGCTCTTGTGTAATATCAAACTGTCTGCGCTGTTCTGCTACGCCTTCTCTGGCGGCTTGTGCCTGAACATCAGCAGCACGTCCCGCAGCCTTTCCAGCAGATCGACTCGATAAGGCGTTCATTACTAAACCAGCACCGATTAAAAAACTCATAAATCACCTCTCATATCAAAATCCAGCCGGTGTCACCCGTTCCTGTTTTCTTAACATACATAATGGCACTCGCTGTACCGGCATCATCCATATACATCTGTGTTGGCTCTGCAATAACTACACCCTCTGGTGAGCCTGTACCGACGATGGGCGTGCTTAAATTAACCACCCTTGTCACGGCCTCGATATATTCAGCCGTGCGCTGTGTGGGCGTGCCGTCCTCATTCAGCCATCTATCAAAACGCTCTAATGAGATAATCATGCGAATTGACCCTCTAATTTAGAGACAACACACTTAACCGGATCGCCAAACGTAAACCGATACACTCGGACATTTGATATCTGGCCTTCTTTAAACCAGACCTGTTGCCGCTTGTAATCGCCCTGATTACCCAGTGACCGGCTCACGCCATTAGTGAATGTGTAACCACCATCATCTGAAAAGGACTTGCTTACATGCGGGTCAACACCCGGAATCAAATCATCATCACCAAACGTATAAGGGAACTTAAGCGGGAATGTGCTTTTTTTCTTTTCCTCAAGTCCGACACCTGAATTACAGGTTAATCGTATCTTAGCCACTCGTAACCGCTCACCCTGATTCTGGAAGGGTATAGTCGATACACTGCGATTAATAGCAATGCCGTATTCTGTGTAAACGTCTCTGTCTAACTTACCAATGCGCCCATCCTGATTATCAGTCACCAGATTAGACCCATAAGCATTGATAATCCCATTAACACGCCATGCAATTGGCCTGCCTTCCAAATCCTTAGATTTGCGCTCATGCCAAACACCTGTTGCAGCGTCATACGTCATGCAGCGGTTTTTCATGTGGAAATTAACAAAAAATCCGCCATTCGTTGAATAGGTAGTACAAAATATATCCTCTACCTCGTCAGCCGTAGACTTCTGCAATATGTTATCAATCGCAGCCGTGCTGATTTTCTGTTGAGCAGAACCCGAAAACTTCCAGATAGCGGGCTGTTCTTCCTCACCACCACCAATACCGACAAAGCCATTATCAAAGTCGATTAATGAAAACTTAGACTTGATGCCTTTTTGCATAACCGCGCCGGGTATTGTTTGGAATGCAAACCCAGAGCCACCAATATCCTGAAAAAGCTCTATCGTTTCAGAGCCCGCAACATATAACTGATTACGATTAACATGTATGCCGGTGATTGCATCCGGATCAATAGATGGAACGCCATAATCTAAAGCATTATAAATAAGCCCGTTCCTTAAATTAGAATGAAATAATATAGGGTTATCTTCCGCATTATTTACATTGCTGTAATGAACAAAATAACCAGAATTGTACACAACCTGCTCAGATAGGCTAAACGTATTGTTAAAATTAGTATCAGTAATTGATACCAGACCGCCCGCTACCGTGTAGATATAGCCAGCAAGGTTAGGCACGACAATACAAATCTGGATACCGTTATCAGCTATGGATACGCGACCTGTACCAGTGATTGCACCTAATGCCGTAGTCGTTTTATCTGCGTTGATACGGTAAAACGTATTGCCATTAACTGAATAAGCAATGCCACCCATAGTATGAGCGCCGCGGCTTGAGCTTGTACCTGACGTAGCAAAGGATTCAATACCATCAGAGCCAATTAATTGAGCCTGAGAGATAGCTTGAGCCTGTGGAATCTGTGGAATGAAGTTAATACACTCCTGCGAGGCTATCGGCTTGTTAGCATCCTCATAAAACCCCGTAGCTATTGGCAGCTCAACCACTTAGAAGTTTTCCTTATCGACTTTAGGAGCAAATCGGTCATCAAGATAAATCGAGTCGCATTGCTCACCTGACCCCATTGGAAGTGTGCCCGGATAAACAACTTTTAATGGCTTTCGATATACCGCCATCATTGTTCTTAGTGAATTGTTAGCTATCGCCACATTAGCAGGGCTTAAATCAACCTCATAGATAGGCGCAAGCCTTACCGCAAGGTTATATTTGAACGTGCTGTATGCACCGCGAGGGATTCGAACCTCGTCGGACAAGTCAGCAACAGGAGCAAAGCCTAAATTAGCCCCCGTTAGCTCCCACTCAACACCCAGATCGTTAAATATATCTAGTGCCTCATTTGCCATGCTGGATTCAATTGACGTTTCAGCCGCTCGAATACCAACGATAGAAAATGCACCTTCAATCAAATCTAGTGCTGTTGCCATGACTGACCCTCAAAAATAGGGGCCGAAGCCCCATATTGTTATTTCTTTTTCCAGCCTAATTCTTTGGCCTTCTTAACAGTAGCTGGCTCATCATTTAATTTGATTTCGCTTTTACCGTCTTTCTTTACCCATGTTGATAATTTTGCTTCTTTCTCGTCGCTCATGATAAATACCTATGATTGTTAGAAGAAATAGGAGGGCTTTTACACCCTCGCTATTAGTGGAGATTAACCCCAGCCTTGACCCGCAAAGAATGGGTTTAGAGTTGCATATGCTGGACGGAAATCGAAACGAACAATCTGCTTGTTCTCTCGTACACTCACGCCTTTAGATACACGAATCTGCAAACCATCCTCAGTAGTCGCCACTGTGTCTGTGCTGTGAAGCTTCGCAATCGGTACAGAACCGATAGAGAATGCTTGCTTATGCCAGAACAGATTAGGCTGATACAACGTGGTATCCGCACCTAAGATTGTTACAACATCACCAGAAGTTAATGCTGAATCAACAGTGTTGTATTGACCTGCTGCTTCAAAGATGCCGGGGCCAGATACTACCAGAGTGCCCGCGCCTGCTGTGAAGTTAGCAGAATCAGCAGTAACTACCGCTGTATACAGGATGTTAGCACCAGCCGCATCAATGATAGGCTGACGAGTAGACAGATTTAGTCTGTTACGACCTGTTACCTGAATAACTGTGCCAGCAGGGATTGAGCCAGCAAACGTTCCAAATCCACTAACTGACAGTGTTTGTGTCATTGTGTCTTTAGCACCGACATAAGTGCCGGTAGGTGTTGCTGCCAATGCGCCAACTAGATCACCAGTAGTTGCAGAGGTATAGCTTGCTAGAGTAGTTGCCGACATAACCTTCATGCCTGCAAAGCCATCTGAGATAATCGCATTACGATGCGCGTCAGAGATAAGCTTGCCAGCTTCGCCACCAGAACCCAGTGAACGCTGAACATCTGCCAGAGAGGTTTGTGTAAACGGATTAACTGAGTAACACCAGTTACCGTCTTTAGGCACACCATGCGACTCAAGAACCGCGCCAGCATTCGCCACATCACCCCAAGTCGTTACCGCTGTACCGTAAGTACCTGATAATAGACCTGAGTTTTTCATCATGTACGATGCGTAATCAACCTCTAAATCAGTAACAATTCGAGTTGCCATTGGAGCCAGCAATTCTTCAATATTACCCATTTTGATTGATTCGTCAGCTTCCTGATAATCCACTTCAACAGTGAAGTAATCCTGAACTGTACCCGTTGCCTTACCAGTGATGATAGAGCTTGCTGTGGTCGCTGATACGTCACCATCTGATGTACGTTGCGAGATGTAATCAGTCGGACGTTTAAAGTCTACATTCTCGCCAGAATCTGGATTGAATCGACCTGAAAGTAATTGTGTATTTACGTTTTTAGATAAAACTCGATTAGTCTCGAACTTATCTACAAACACCTTTGCGAGTTGTCGCGTAAAGTTGCTGTCAAAATCATTAGCCATCTTTGATAATCCTCATTATTCAAACTTAGCCCCCGCAATAAATGGTGAATCATTACCTTCACCAACTGACCCGCCAGTAGTTACCGGCGTTATCGGGTCTGGGGCTGTACTTGTTTGTACTGCTTGTTTAGTCGTAGCAGATAACTTTGATAAAACGATACCGATTTGCACGCCTGCGTTTTGCGGATCAAGTGATGCAATAGCATAAGCATCATCAAGATTCTTGCTCAGATAATGTACCAACTGCGGTGCATTTTTCTGGGACTTTATCATCGAAAGAGTATCATTGTTAAATAATGGCAGATTTTGAATATCATTAACGAATTCAGGTTGATCTGTCATGTATTTAACCAAACTAGCATCATAATCAGCATCAACTTTTTGCTGATTTAGTGCTGCTTTCTCTTTCTGGGCTGCCGCCGCGTCCTCTTCTCTTGCCTTTCTCACTTCATAAGCAATTAAAGCGGACTGATACTGACTATCGTCAAAATCAAACTGCTCTAGCGTTGGCCTGCCTTCCGATTGCGTAGCTTTTTCTTGCTGAGGGCTTTGAGACTTTAACCTCTCGTTTTCCTCGGCAAGCGCGTCGGCTCTACGTTTCTCGCCGTACTTCTCTGCTGTTAGTTTATTTATACGCTTCTGAACACCGTCAGACTCCGCATTTTCTTCTGTGGTTGCTGAATCCACTTGAGTTTCTTGAGTTGCCGTTTCTTGATTCTCAGTGCCCTGAGTTTCCGTAGTGACATTCTCTTGACTCTCATCAAGTACAGCCTGCTGTTCTTCCATCTTTACGCCTCATTATTGAGTATTTAGCCGAATGATTAGGCATTCGTAACCTTGTCTATCATTATAAAACTATTGATTGAGTTATTCAATCACTGTAAATCCTGTTCGGTTAATTGGCCTGATTTTAATTGCTGGATAATATCGGTTGCTTGCTCACTGTTCGGCATGCCTTCCTCTATGATGTCCTGAGCGCCTGCCACAATATCGCCTTGAGTGACTAACAGTGTTTTCTGCTGTTCCGTTAATGACACACCCATTGCCACTTGCTTCTCAAATGCTTCAACCAGTTTCTTATATGCGTCAATTGCCTCGGTCTGAGTAGAGACTAACGTTTTCTGCGTCTCTGCGTCTGTTTGCTCAATGCCTGCCATCATTTCTTCTGTCTGCATATTGACGTTATCAACTAGCGCCTGCTTTTGTGGATCAGGTGCTTGTGGTTGATTCAATCCTAGCTCTTCTATCTCGTCATCGGTTGGCTCTATCGTTCCTGATAGTATCATTGGTTTTCTCAATCGCTTAGTCAGCTCATCAGACTCAATAATATTCATGTTCTTAGCTATCAGATCAGTAGTTAATGCCGCTGTCTCAGGGCTTAATGCTGCCAACTCTGTAAGCTGCTTAACTGTCTCATCACGCATAGTCTTACTAGTAGGGCCAGTTTCAACAGATACCGCGTATTTGCCTTTCTTCAAGTCATTAACAATAACGACTTCGCCTGACTCCTCATCCATAACCGGCTGGTTAAAGTCATCTAATGCCTGTTGGTTAATATGATGTTCTTCAACTGAGCCATCCATATTCAACACTTGAATCATACGAGGCGTATCATAAATGCGCGGGATAAGATCAACTAAAATCTTACCCCCATAGGCTTTCGACTTCTCTAAGTTATCACGGTATTCAAACGAGCCTCTATCACCCATCTCAGCCTGATTAATAACA